TAATTTATCTTTTATATTAACCTCTTTAGGTTTAACTGGTTTCGGTTGTTTAGGCTTTTCGACCTTTTGTTCCTCTCGCCAATCGGCGAATGTTTTTGTTTTATCAACATAAACCGCTTTCCATTCGTTATAGTTCATATTGCGTGGCACTTTTTGATATTGTGTCCACTCCCCTTTAGAAGTAGGTTCTTTTTTAGTAATTCGAGAACCGCTAGTAGGTTTCTTATTACTAATAGCACCGGCAATCGTAGACCTACAACGAGGATGAAGCGGAGGAACGTTATTTCCTACTTCGGCTTCACTAACTGGGTAGATATTATTATCATGTTGCCTACAAATTGAGGACGTACGCTTATCCATTGTCGCAATAAACTGAAAGAATTCCATATCAGAGGAACGCAACGAGTCTAATGTAGATTGGTTATGAACATAGTTTAACTCTGTTCTAACTAGCCTTACAGCATCATTTTTAGATACTCCCATTCGCTCTTGAACTTCTTTCGCTAGCTTATTAACAGATACGCCACGATGAACGCCATTAACAACAGTATCTCGAATGGTACGAGCCAACTTTTCACCGTTGGCCCATATCCGTTCGCTGTAGTTCTTGCCACTCCATGGAGTTCGCAATACTTGCTCTATTTGTTTATTATCAACAACAACATTCAAAGGACCTTGTCCTTTCTTTGCTAATTCGTAGGCAGAATGCAAGCGATTGTCTTTATATGCTTCTTTTAAGAAGGAGGACATAACCTTGTCTGTATTCCGATTTAGCTTATCTATTTCGATAAGAGTATCGCTGTACAATTTATCTAACCTAGAAATTCGCGAGCGCATAGAAAGAGTATTTAGTTCAAGCATAATCTTAGGGTTGCCAGTCTTTTCAAAGTCTGCCAAATATCCTTCGACGTCCTTCTTCCAAGTCCTAAATTCAGTTCCGTTAATTAACTTACGAGCATCTGTAATGCTTAATCCGTTGTCTGTGGCGAACTTTCCGTAAAGTTGTTCAATGTTTGCTTGTAGCCGTTGGGCGGACCTTTCATATTGAGCGGCCAACTCTTTTTCGATTGTTTCACGGCTTTTTTTATTCCATTCATCCTCACGTTCAATAGCACGCCTAGCCCAATATGAATTAGTCCCCATGTTTTACCCCTTAGCCTAATTTATGAACAAATTTAACAATTCGAATTTGTTTAGGTTCGTAAACTCGTTCCCAGTTACCGCCGTCTTTCAATTCTGCACGAGATACAGACTCAGCGTTGGCACGAGTTTTATTAGTCCATTTTACCCCACGAGGATGCAAGATGAACGCTTTACGAGAAATCAAGTAATCAACGCCGGAGCCTTTACGTTTATCACGGTCAACTTCCGCTGGAACCATACCAACAGGAGAACCTACGCCATACGCAATAGCACCTTCACCGAACAAATAAGTTGTGTATTTGTCAGTATCAACAGGGCAACCATCGTCAACAATTACACGACGACCCATGTAGGATTCAAAGGACAAAGCATCGGACTGACGGATAGTTTGAATTAAGTTCAATTTATCAAGATAAGATTTTGTTGCGGAGTGCATAACAACTGCTGTTAAAGAGTTGCGAGCATCACCCATGAGTTGCATAGCATCGATAAAGCCTTCAGCGGAGAAGTTGGCAGCTTTACCAGTTTTAGCAGAAATATCCAAGATATGGTCAGACATTGTAGTGGCAGCGAATACACCATCAAGGATATTCAATAATTCTTTTTGGTGGTCGCGAGCCCAAAAGCCGGCTACTAAATCACCGATAGCGGACATAGGGTCTGCACCGGATAATTGAGCGGACAAGTCAGTAGCGCCCCACATTTTAGCACGGCGAATAGTAGTGGATGTGTCCATTTTAGAGCCGATTTTATCTGCTGTTAAATCGTTACCTTCTACTACGTTTTCAGAGTCGCCAGTCAAATCAGTGAAGAAAGGCATGTTATGAACTTGTGCCGGTTCAGATGCTAACATGTCGAATTGACTATCGCGAGTTGCGATACCGGAAGAGAAAATAGCGGATAATTCGCTTGTACGGCGTGTTACATAATCAGTGAATAACGCTGTAGGGTTAATTACGTCTTTCAATGTAGTTGCTGCGAATGTTTGCAAGTTAAAAGAAAAGTTTTGATTTGGCATTATTAGTCCTCCTAATTTAAATTAAGCCATCAATAGATACACCGGCTTGTGCTGCAAGCGCTTTAGCTTGTGCAACGTCGGTCTTAATAAGTTCTGCTTGTTGCGTTAAGTTGTAATGTTCCTTGCTGAAAGGATTAACCTTAGGCGTGCCTTCACCCTTGTTAGGGTCGTATTTAAATTTAGGTTCACCTTGTGGTTTAAACAAGAACGCCTTATTCTTTTGCAAGTCTTTTAGTTGTTCATCTAAACCAGTTACCTTGCCATCATCAGCAAGTACGAGTTTAGACTTATCAATAAGGTTAGCTACGAGTTCTGCATCTTGTGCGCTATCACCAATTGCTAATTGAACCGCGGTACTCAATTTAAGCGCTTTTAAATCTTCGGCAGCTTTTAAAGCATTCGCTTTGTTGTCTGCTTGAAGTTTTGTAATTTGGTCTTTTAACGCTTGTACATCGCCTTCACTATCCTTTAATGATTTCAACTGTTTATCACGGTCTGCAACAGCAGTTTCTAAGGTTTTCTTTTCCGCGTTAACCTCATTAAAACGCGACTTTGGAACATATTCACCATCTAGAAATTCTTTAAATTGTTTTGTTGCGTTTTCGATGTTATCTTCCGCAATACCCAATTTTTCTAAAAATTCTTTAAATGTCATATGTTTATCTCCTTTCGGTTTTTACCGTGGCCCTACCACGAAATAAAAATATAAATACGATTATTCGTCATCGCTGTGGTCGTTGTCATGGTCGTCTATAGAGCCATCGTCATGACCTTTGCTATGCCAATCATCGTAAATACCAGTATTGTTTTCTGCTTCTTCTGTTTCGATTTGTTTAAGTTCCTCGTTCACATCTTCTACGAATGGATGGTGCGCAAGGATAGTTCGCTTAGATACAACGCCCATAGATTTTGAACACATATCCACCAAGTCGCCGTCATTCTTAACGCTTGTTCTTGTCCATGTTTGCGTTATAGTAACGTTACTCGAACCATTTGCGGAACAGATAGCACGAATTAATTCATTAAAGCCTAGTTGGAATTCAGTTTCCATCATACCGGCTTTAAGCTCCAATAAAGTATATAAAAACTTCATTGCTTCACCGCTAGTGCCATCTAAACCTTGTTGCTGAGGGTCTACCCCTTGCCCCATGTCAAAGATAGCTTTACGAGTAATATCAAGAAGTTCTTTGCGTGCTTCAATAGGAATATCAATAGTTAGAGTCGAAATACCGCTTCTATCATCAGGGCCGTTAGAGTCCATTTGAATTGCTTTGTATTTTTTCATACCGTCCAAGAACTCGGCTAGGTTTTCACCGCCATAGTTGGTGAGTACATATATAACCTCCTGGACGTCCTCTAAGTCGTTTAAAAAACCGCTATACGTTTTGTCGTACACATCGATTAATTCCTTAATACGTTTTAAGTCAGTCGTATGACGTGCATTGTTAGAGAACGCAATAAACGGAACTTTTTCCATTTGATGCGGAATGGTGTCAACGTTTAACGTTACGCCGCTAGGGTCAATCATTGTAAATGCTGTATAAGGTGATAATGTTTCGTAATCATCACCAGTTCGCATAGAAAACGCTTGTACTTCCTTGTCATTCCAATATTCGTATACCGTAATATTTTCGCCTTCATCGTTAATGTCTGCATATACACGCAATACGCCTTCTAGCTTTGTATTAATACGATTGTTATAGATTGGAATAATTTCATTAACCGGCAATACCGCCCATTGAAAATCGTTATTTTCATCTATCCAGTAATGAACCCAAGCCACACCACCATTCGTAGCTTTAACGCATAAGTCTTTACATTTCTTTTCGTACGCATCACCTAATGTATCAAGGATAATCTTGTTTAAATTATCGTTTTTAACATCGTAAATAGGCGGTGCAGTAAACATATAAGCTGTTTTTTGGTCTACTAACAAAGGGTAAAAGGAATAAGCAATTCGGTTATCTGCCTGGTGCATAGGGTTAAAACTTTCTCCCTTTTGCCTTGCTTCCTCAACGTCCTTTGCTTTAGCCGGTAACAACTTAATGTCATTTTCGACTTCATAATAGCGTTCCGCTGTTTGCATTTCACTGATTACTTTCGCATGCCCTAAGGTATGCTTTTTAATTAACTTCTTAACTAATTCAAGCTCCAAACTTTCACCTCCTACATTAACAAACGTACACCTTTTCGACCGTCAAATTCTTCCATTGCATATCGCATGGCGTCCATTAAATGGTTAAAATCATCAATAGGTTTGTTTATAGGGTTGTCGAATTTATCTTTATCCCATGTGTAGTTACTGATTTCAGTAATGAAATTAACACACCTAGGATGAATAATAATTTTATAGTCCTGGATAATCGAAATACCAGCACGAATTGAGTCAGGTCCTTTTTTGGCTGCCCTAATTCTCATAAGTCCACCTTTCCGCAAGTACGCAATCGATTTAGGTTCCGCACTATCCGCTTTAATTCGTTCTTTTGCATATCCCATTTCGGATACTTTTGACAAAATATCTTCATTGCTCATGCCCTTTTCGTACATTTCATCGAATACATATATTTCACGAGCTACTGTATCAACAAGGCCACAGAATAATGTACTAGGGTCATTTACATAACCAAAGTCCATACCAAAGGCAGAGCGTACATTTGGCCTATTAGAGATTTCATGTACATCAAATACTCGTTCTTCCCAATTTTCATATACAAGGCCTTCAACGATACCCCATTCACCAAGACCAGCAGTTCTATAGCGGCGAGGGTTCTTTTTCATTTCCTCGAATAGCACCAAGTCTGCATCACTTAGGAACTCATTACACATGTAATTCGTAGTCATAGACAATACATTCTGATTAGGTGTATCAAAAAAGCGTTTCTTTAACCAGTGCCTATCAGACCAGGGGTTAAAAGTTAACACCACTTGATGATACATTCCTTTCGGTAGCTGTCCACGAATACTTTCATCTAAGCGGTCGAACGCTTCCTCGCTCGTGATTTCGTACGCTTCCTCTATCCATAACCTACACAAAGAACCAACTTCAACAGTAATTGAAGTTACTTTTAAAGGGTCGTCTAAACCTCTGAACAATATCTTTTGTCCAGTTGGTTTATAGGTAATTTCTAAAGGCGATGTACTGCACTTAAAAAAGTTATCCACCTTTAAGCGGTGTATAGCCCATTTAAGTTGTGCATAACAACTATCTCGCAACGTTCGTTCAACCTTGCGAACCACTAACCAATTAATATAAGGGTTTTCGATAATTTCGGTTATAACCTTTAATGATTGAGTTGACGACTTCTTACTCGCACGGCTTCCTTTAACAGCCTTATAACGGCCTTTAAACCGCCAAAACGCACCATAATGCTTGCCTACGATACTAGGTAGATGAACGACTACTTGATTGTCTTTAATCTTCAATTTCATCACCGCCTACAATAATAGGAACGAGCGTTTTATTGTCCTCGTTTTGTTGTTTAATAACCGCAACTTCATTTTTAAGTTTAGCGATACGAGCTTTTTGCTCCTCTGTAGCCAATTCACTTTTACATAGTTCGTCATACTGCTTGATTAATCTTGCCAACGTGTCCATAGCCCTTGATTGTGCTTTAAGGAACTTCTCCATACGAATATCTGCTGTGATTGTGTCAACATGCTTTTCAATTCGCTTAGTGTTCCCAAACTGTTCGCTTTCCTCAACTGTTTGAGTAACGCTTTCAATTTGTTTATCCGCATTTTCACTTTCGATGAACATTATTTTTTGTGCTCGTATGATTGCAGCATATTTAATACAAATATTCCCCCATAGTATTTCTATAGGGGTTATTGTTTCAATATCTTCAATTACGCCAATCATATCGAGTGGCAAGTATTTAGCAAAAAGACCATGCTTTAAAGCGTTTTGACTTCCAACAGGTGGACCTCCACTATTACCCATGGCATTTTTATTACCAAACGGAGCACCTATTTTCTTTTTCGGTTTAGGTTTAGTCTTAGCACGCTTCCAACCGTATCGCTTCCGCCAAGATTTAACTGTTTCGATTGATACGCCGTATTTCTCGGCTATGTCTTTATAGGGTAGGAACTTTTTATAGTCCTTCTCGGCTGCTTCATAGTTTTTCACATACTCACCACCTCCCACCGAATATCTACTTTAGAATTTCGTTGCTTTTATGTTTTAGTTTGCCATGACTTCGAACACAAAGACCACCTTTCGGCTTGCGTGCGTGGCCGTATGTTATGTATGACTGACACAAACCGTCATACTCAATGACTCCGGCTGTACACTTGCCATTTTTATTGTTTAAGCATTTATACTTAATGCAGTCGACAACTGTCATTTTAAGCTATTCATAAATTCACGAGTTAAATCATAATCACTTGTGAATTTACCTTTCTTTGTTGTTGTTGTTGTGCTAGAGCCACGAGATTTAACACCGCGAGCAGTTACGCAACTATGTTTCGATGTAATGTGTACAATTACATCATCACTGCCAGTCGCAATAGAAATGACTTCCGCAATGTCCTCACCTATCTTTTCTTGTAGTTGTAATCGCTTACAGCACATTTCAGCTATACGAGGAATTTTAGATAAGCCAATAACACGACCATTAGGGATATATCCTACACTAATATTCATGTCATACATCAACGCTAAGTGATGTTCACACATAGAAAAAGCTTCAATATCCTTAACAATTACCATTTGAGTTGTATCGACTTCAAAGGACTTACCAAACATTTCAGCAATTTCCTGGTTCGTGTATTTCATGCCTTCCAATAGTTCTAAATACATTTTTGCAGCACGTTTAGGTGTTTCAACAATACCTTCACGCTCTAAATCTTCACCAAGCCCTGTTAATAGGAGCCTAATAGCACTTTCAATAGTTTCCTGGTTCATGCTTACACTCCTTTCATATCAGGCGGCCAAATAAATTTATGAATTTGTAGTTGTAATCTAACGCCTTGTAGGTTGTACGTTTTCATGTAATCAACAATATCTTTAGGTTCAATTTTGCCAAATACAGGAGATACATAAACCTGTGCTTTAAAGTCGTTGTCCTCGATTAACTGGCGCATACGATTTAAATCTTCTAAGCTACCAACTACAAACTTAATGACATCGCATTCTTCTAAATCTTGTAACGCTTCGCCGTCGTTCATAAACTCCTCTTGCTTAGAAGAAGGACATTTGTAATCAACAGTGAACATAAGATTTTGATATTCACCATACATAGGAACAGGATTAATACTTCCGTTTGTTTCGATATTAACGAAATACTTATTCATAGCGTTTAGTAATTCCGTTAAATCTTGTAATAGTGGTTCACCACCTGTGATAGTTACATTTACATTTCCATAACCATCGACTACTTCCATAATTTCTTCAACGGTCATTTGTTTTCCGCCGTCAAAACTATATTCTGTATCGCAGTAGGAACAACGCAAGTTACATTCTGCCAATCGGATAAATGTACATAATTCACCAGCTCGTGTACTTTCACCTTCGATACTACTAAAGATTTCAATTACGTTCATAAATAGCAATATTCCCTTCGCTTTCTTGTACAGATACTTTATAACAGCATTTACCTAACTGGTCGCATATCCATTTAGCCATATTTTCAGCTGTAGGGTTTAAATTACCTACTACGTCATTAATATGGTTATGGTCTAAGCGGTCATGAATAGCACGTTTAATATGTGTAAAGTCCATAATCATTCCATTAGCGTTCACTTCTTCGCTTTTCATAAAAACTGTTACTATCCAATTATGGCCGTGTAGGTTTTTACATTTACTTTCATAATCGAGATTAAGTCGATGTGAACCGGCAATCTCCATTCTTTTCGTTACATAATACATTTTGTTTACTCCTTTTAATCTTGACTACCAGCTACGCTTTGATAATCTAATTTATTTAACAATGCAGATATAGCACTATCCGCAGTTCGCAATAAAGACTTTTCTTTAACGCCTAACAATTTCGCTTGCTCCATAAACTTTTCTTTGATTTCCTGTTTGTGTTGGTCGATATGATAAGAGCCTTTCGACGTCCTACTCATACCAAATTGCAAAGGCGCAAGCCACGATGTACTATCCGCCGAGGTGCAAAACTTGTTACGCTTTAACATTTTTAAATCTGTACACCCTAATAAGTGAATATCAATTTCAGGCTTACGATTTTTAATATACCAAGCTAGGCGGTGAGTATCCTCTCTAAATGTTTTAGGGTTTGTGATACGCAATTCCGGAACGCTAATTGCTATATAATCAGCGAACTCAATCAACCTATCTAAACCCTTTTTACCGTCCTCTTTATGGAATACGTTAATTTGTCTATTAGGTAGCTTTTCACGCATCCTATAGCGTAATTTCCATGCATCTTCCGGTGATAATACCTTTTGACAGTCAACTTCAACACAAGTTGAATTTAAATTGTTGGTTATTGTAAACTTCATAAGTTTATCTTGCCAATCTACCAAATCATCATATGTTAGTTTTCGGTCTTTAGCTGCACCAAACATCAAAGTAAATAAACCACTATCTTGAATGGTATGTTTGAATTGCAGTCCAGTATTAAGCAACGGCGCATCCGGTTTCAATCGTAAATCATCAGTTACCTTTTTATTTACAATGAACGGATAACATGTATATAGTCGATAGTTAACTTCTGCTATCTTTAGTGCTGCATTAGCGCTAAACACATTATCGGAACCAGCAAAATGGATTTTTATATTGTTTCCTAACAAGCGTTGCTCCTCCATTTGTATCCTCAATTACTTTACAGAATGTGGCTGTAGGATATAAGTCCATTAACCATTCCGCAATATGTTCGCAAGACATACTTCCAAATTGTGCATATCCTTTGTCATCGCCAAACTTTTTTAACAGCGACTCTTTAATAAGTCGTTGTTCTTCAATAAATTCAATTTCACGGTTAGAGTCGATAACAGGGATATGTAGTTCAATATTGAACATGTGGCGATGTTTACTTCTTAAATATTCAAATTGTACTGGCGCATCAGGCCAGTTATGAAAGCCTTCAACTGACACATTACAAACGATTGTTTTATCCATGTTACACCTCGTAAACGAATAAATGCTCGTCTAAAAAGTCTATTAATTGTTGGTAATTAGCATCATCACAAACAACTTTAACAGTCTTACCATTATCTTCTTCTTCGGTTTCATCGTCAGATGATTTTTCATCTTCCGCTTCTTCATCGAAAAAGTCTGTGCGTAAATCATCTGCACCTAAAAAGCCAAAATCTTCCATGTCGATGAAATTAATATCTTTTAATTCATCAACAAGTGCTCCGAGGTCCCAAGTAGCAATTTCGCTTACTTTGTTGTCTGCTAATCGGAACGCTTTAATTTGTTCGTCTGTTAAGTCATCGGCAACAATACAAGGAACTTCTTCAATACCTAATTGTTTAGCAGCCAATAAGCGAGTATGTCCACAAATAACAACGTTATCGCTATCAATTACAAGAGGCACTTTAAAGCCAAATTCCTTAATTGAATTAGCGACGTATTGAATAGCTTCATTGTTATTACGAGGGTTATTTTTGTATGGCGTTAATTGATTAACGTTAATATTAATAACTTCCATTCAATATCTCCTTTTTATTTTTTTACATACAAAAAGAGCGCCCTGGTTGTAG